CACACCCTTGCGGATGGCCCCCATGCCACGCGATGCCATCATACAAACCCCTTAGCAGGCTTTGCCGCCCATTGCCATCTTGATTTGCTTGCCTTTGGTCTTACCCTTGGACTCGATGCCGCCGCCCTTGGCGTAGGCCATGCCGCCGCCCATCATCTTCTTGCCCTTGGCCTCAGCCATCTCATGCTTGATCATGGCCTTGGGAGCGCCCTTCTTCTTCATGAAGGACACTTCTTTCTTCATCATTTCCTTGGACTCTTTCATACTGCCTCCTTCGGCATGTGCTTTGGGACCAACAAACTTCTTCGCTACGCTGGGCGGGACGTCAGTCTTGCCTGCAAGTGAAGCATACATAAACCTACGCTGTTTCTCGGATTCAACGGGCATTACTTTCTCCCGGTCCACGATTTGATCGTGTCGGTTTCCCAGATGCGAATCCCGGTCCACACAATCGTAAAGATTGCTGCAACAGCAGGTAAAAATTCCACCAGCGTGCCAACCACTGTAACGACTGATAGGGCGTCAACAGCATGTTTTGTGCCCTCAGAAACTTCGTGTTTCATCTCAACAGTTCCACGCCCTCAGGCTTTTGTTGATACGTGAATTCGGATCTTTAGCCGTCTTCTCGGAAGTCAGCTTGTTCTTCATTCCGGTCATCCGGGCGCAGAATGATTTCTTGCGAGGACCGCCTTCAGGCTGCGGAGCTTTGAGCCCAGGCTTGCCGGGGTTGGCTTTGTTGTAGGAAGCCCGCCCTTTGGCGTTGAGGCCACCAGCCTCAGACTTCCCTTCCTTGCGAGTCCAAGCCGGGGACTTAGCCACGTTACTGCTCCGTAGCCTGCAGTTGCGCTTCAGCTTCCGCCTTGATCCGCTGCCACAACTCAATGGAAACCTCCATCGGCAGCTTGCCCAGACCCGCCATAATGATGTTCAGGTCATTGACGGTCAGGTTCGTCAGGGTGATCTTGGTGTCGTTCATGGGTTACTCTTCAGTGGGGGCCGGAGCGGGAGCAGGGGCAGCGGCCCAAGGCAGCGGAGGGCTGACTACGGGCGGATTGATCTGGTTGTTAAGCTGTTGCTGCACGGCAGCTTCAGTCGCGGCCTTGTTGCGCTGCATACGCAGCAATGATTTCCGGCGTCCAAACCACGTTGCAGATAGCCTGCACGTTGTCCGGCACACCCGTCAGGTCTTGCCCCGGCGTGAGACTGTTGCGGTGGTACTTCTTGGTCAGTTCCTCACCGTCTTCCAAGATGCGCGTGGCCTCTCGGTACAGCACGATGCCGTTCTCGGTGACTGTGATCTGATCGACTTTGATTTCTTTCGTGATTGCCATGATGGCTCCTTTCGTTGTGGTCCGACCGCGCTAGTTATCCGGCGTGGTTAAACAAAATAAGTTAAAGTTACTCGCCAAACTTGCTGCGTTGCCGTAGGCACATCAGCGGTGGTTACGTTTAATATGGAACTGCCGCTTGTGGATGCTTGAAAATATATAGCAGATGTATTACTGCCTATTTGCGGAGTAAGCCATTCACAAGTTTTTGTCCATCCTGCCGCACTGCAAGTGCCGTTTACCAAATACCCAGTAATATTTGCTGCAGCAAACGGAAGTCCTGTAATGTTTAAGTTGCCGCTTGCTGTTGTGTGTGTAAATGCAGAAGTTGCAATTGAACAAACAACTGTTACTTGATTTCCAATTTTTGTGTATCGCCCAACTTGCGTGCTATATGTAACTGATAGATCTCCAGGTGTAACAAATGTTAATACTGGCGTCCAAGCTCCCTCCTCATAATCGTCCAGCGTGTTTGCGTCGGTTGAGGCAGACTGGGTTGCGGGAAAGGTGATGCCGTTGGAGACTTGGATCACGCCACCGGAAGCGTTCTCCGTCGTCGTCCCCACCAGTAAATTACCCCCGCTCGTGATGCGGGCGCGTTCTTGGTTGTTGGTGGCAAACAGCATCGGGTAATTACCCGAGTGCCAAAGCACAGCAGAATACGCTGCGCCAAAGGCAGCACCAGCACTACTGTCAATTGCTGTATAAAACGTACCGCCTGTATTCACTAACCGCTGCTGAACTGAGTTAGTGCCCGTTGTTGACTCAATACGTTGCTTGGCATCAATTGCTTGAACATCAAGCCGGAAACCAGAAGTAGGCGACGTAGTTCCCACCCCCAAATTCGTCCCATCAAACGTCAGCGCACTCCCCGTGGTAGCAACCTTGCTGCCATTCAGGAACATCACGCCGTTGGCGGTGCCGCTGGGGACCGTGCCGGTCAGAATCGCTTGGACCGTGGTCTGGTCCGTCGTGCCCCCTTGGACAATGGGAACCAGTTCAGTACCCGCCAGCGGTGTCGTTGCGACGGGCAGTTGTGAAATCTTCAGATCAGGCATGGTGACCTCTTAGGCGTAAATTTGGCTTCCGTTTTCTTGCAACAGCAAAGAACCATCTTCCTGAGCAAGACTAAACAGTGCGGTGATGATGATCTTGAACCCGTCTTCTTGCAAAATGGCAAAACCATCTTCTTGCAAAAGAAAACCAGTCAAATACGGCTCGTCACCACCCCCGCGATTTACGTAGGCTGGTAGAGAAAAGCCAAAGTTCAGCGACATTAGAAGATTGCCACCAAACTAGAAGCCGTCGTACCCGTAGACCATACGCGGCGGACTTGCAGCGGAATCACAAACCCTGCTGGAACACCAGCAAAAGTTATGTCTGTGCCCTGCGCAGTGGTTACCTTTACAGCACCACTTACACCGACGTAAATAACCGCAGGAGTTATTAAATTCGCAGTGTCACTCGGGGTTACTGCCGCAGCATCCCCAGGAAACATCGGGAATGTAGGCGAGTACTGAGTCTTAGTCATGCAGCCTCCAAAAGGCTAACCCCGCCGAAGCGGGGCCGGGATCAGTTCTGGAACGTGGTCGGAACCTGAGCGCCGTTGTCAGCACGCTGCTGATACACAACCGTGATTGCAATCTGACCAGAAGTCGGGTTACCCGTCGTGGCCGTGAACGTGGCTTGCACAGGCACATCTACCGTGCCAATATTGTCAAGCGCTGCAACCTTGCCGGTGATGGCCGCATCCACGGTCGCCTGGGTCACACGCGCCACAGCCGTGCCAGTGTTGAATGAAGCAGCAAACTCAGCAGCGGAGCCGGCCTTGCCGATGGTCACACCCACTTGGGACACAGAGTTTCCAGCAACCGTCACCAGCACTTCAGGGATGAAGTTCAGGATCTTGGCACCAGCAGGCAGCGTAAACAGCGTCTGAGCCACCGGAGTAGCGGTCAGGGCCACGCCAGACATATTGACGTAGGCCGTGCGGGACAGCGTGACAAGACCGGTATTTTCACCCGCGTTGTAGCGAACGGTGCCCGAGCGTATCGGGCCAGAGAATGTCGAGAAAGACATGGCTATTCCTCAATCTGCGCCCGTCGTCTCTGAGGAGAAGTCTGCCGAGTCAGTCGGCGGGCTGTGGTAAAGCTCGGTTTGTAAGAGGGTAGCACAGGGGCGGGGCGGGGTCAAGCGTAAACGAATACGAGCCCAACAAACTTACCCTTGGTAATGGGCTTGCCAGCCACAAGCGCTCGACGCAGTGTGGGCATGGTCATCTGGTAGTGCGTAAGCACGGCGGTCAAGCTGTCAAATATCTGGCCCGAGGTCTGCTCTAGTACCTGTTTACGCAGCTTTTGCTTGGCTTCTTCGGTGTGGGTTCGGCCTAGCCAGTGCATGTGACTGCGCCCTGCTTCAATGTTTGCGCGAATCTTGGCTTTGCCGGCTTCTGAGACTTTTCGGCCTGGGGCTTTTGGTTTGCCACGCTGTGCGTCACCAATTTTTTGGCGCACTTCGTCGCTAACTGTTTGGCCGTAGCGGTAGTGCGCTTCGCCTCCGTGTTTACCTCTACGATTTACGCTTATACGTTGTTTTGTTTCGTCTGTTAGCTTAATACCTGTGCGCATCCCGACAGCATCTGTATTTACGTTGTAACAATCCTCTTGACCTACAACCTTATGTAGGTATGTGTTCTCAATGTCAAAAGCACTTCTATCGGGCGCAACCTCTTCGATGATCTCAAACACAAACATCTCTTCGCCGTATTTGTTCCACGCAGCTTGTAGGCGTGGGTTCTTATGCGTGTTGCGTTTCAAGTCGTACTTGTGTTGCCATTCTCTGCGGGCAAAGCTCTCGGCGCTACCGATGTAGAACTTGCCGTTTGCCATGTTGGTGATGCGGTAAATGATAGCCATGCGGGCCTCCTTGGTTGGTACAGATCGATACTAACCTACTGAACGATGGAGGTCAAGCCTTCTTTGGCTTTGTAACGCTACAGACGTAAAAAAGAGCCCCGAAGGGCCCTTTTGTGGGGGTAAACCCTTAGGCTCCGGGACTTCCGAAGGCCCCAAGCGGATCCGAGACCCCAAACGAATACCGCTCTCGCGCTTTGTACCTGTTGTTACCGGTGTCGAAGTCGGTGTCCATCGACGTAGCCAGCGGCACGCGAACAAAGTGCTTCAGACCGTTGGGCACGTCCGTGGTCAGGAACCACGCATTGGTGTCGGTCAAGAAGTGGTTGATCGTGTAGCCCTCTGGGATCGAACCGTTGTTCTTCAGAGCGTTGATGTCGTTGTCGGTGGTGCCGACACGCAGCGACGTTTCCAGCAGTCGGGTTGAAACGAACTGCAGAGCAGGCGGAACGATCAGCTTGCGGGGCTTGGCAGCAATCAGCAGACCGCGCTCATCCGTCCAACCAGCGATCTGGATCACAGCCGCTTCGAGGGACGTTTCGTTCAGGTCTGCAGCCGTCGCGGGACGGTTGCTGTTGGTGCCACCGGAGACCAGCGGGTGAGCGGTCGAGAACAAAGACTGCCCGTCGCCGTAAACAACAGCGGCAGAGAAACCATTGTTCAGGATCGCAGCAGCCTTCACCTGCTTGGTGTAGGCCATACCACGGGCCAGAGCCTTCGTATAACGAGCCGAGAGGCTGTCATACAGGTTGTCTTCCATCGCCTCTTCGGTGATGGAGAAACCATAGGCAATGGTTTCGTGGTTGTAACGAGCGGTCCAGGCTTCCTGCGCATTGTCATACGCGATGGCTGCACCTTCGTTCTTCACCGGGGCGGCGGAGAAACCAGAGAGCTTGGTTTCCTCTTCGAACGAACGCTCGGAGGTCTCCGTCTCGTAGATCTCCTTGTGCTCTTCGCCGTAGCGCTTGTACTCCATGCCGAACAAAGCGTTCAGACCGGGCAGGAGTTCCTTCAGTAGTTGGGCACGTGAAATTGCCATTTTAAGTTACTCCTTAAGCAACGTAGTAGCGATGAGCGCCGAAAGTGATCTTGACGAGCACTTCTTGGCTTTGCACCAGAGCCAGCGTACCGGAGGCGGTGGTGTTTGCTGCCATCGTCAGGGTCTGCGAGGTGGAGGACGAAACAGTAGCAGCGGTGCTGACAACGCCAACCCACTGCAACTGCCCCGTAGCGGTCACCAACTGATACATATCCGTACCAACCGGGATCACCTGACCAATGGTCAAACCAGACACAACGATGGACGTTGAGCCGGTGCCGCTGACGTAGGTGCAACCCGTGTTGATTTGCGTATCAGGCACAAGACCCAGAACGCGGAAGTTACCAGAAGAAGACGTGGCCGCAACCACACCGCCAGCAGAGTTGCCAGTCGCAGAAGAACCCGTGGTGGTGTTACCCGCCATGTTCTGACCAACCAGAAGCTGCGTTGCCGAAGCAATGGTAGCCGTACCAGCAGCCGTCACCACAGCAGCCTTGAAGACCGTATCCGGGTCGTCGCAGATGATGGCTTCGATGTCCCCAGCCAGGGT